GGGGTGTACTTATAATACCGAATCAAGCGAGTAGGTTGGTCTCTACATCGCAAGCACCCGGAATGATTCAACGGTCATGGACGACAGGCCCTCCCTGATCGGCTACAACATCGAGCTAAGTCAAACATATCACATATGATGACTCAGATCACTTGCGGCGCGTCAGGAAGAACCAAAGTCGAGTTGAAATCAACCGCGTGGTCACAGTGTCCATTTTTACCACTTGTGACGGTTCCCGCCCTCTTGAGAAGAGTACTGCATTAATTTGAGGCTCTATGGCGGAAGAGCAAGGATCATGCCCTTTAGACGGAAAGAGCGTTGAAAGGAAGTGAGGTCACCGCGATGACGAGGGTACCAGGATCAGAGGTAGTCACCTGGACAGTCATCGTGACAGCAGCCAGACTTGTCTGGTTAACTGTAAAGGTGACCCAGGACCCGTAATTAGTGGCAGTCGGTGGGTTCGAAACCACAGCGACACCGGGTCCTGCCACGGATATTAAATCAAATACCGCGGTAACATTCTTGGAAATTGCCTGAACAAGGTATTCCACACCGGGAACGCAACCAAATACGGAAAGGGAATTGGAGGCACCAGAAAGGGTCAAACCCCCGGTGGTACCGTAAACCATCCCACTGAGGGAATTGGCAGCGGTAGACGTAGTCGAAGAGCCATAACCGACTTGCGTCACAAAGTTGGGCAATTGCGAGCAGAAGAACTCGACGTCATATTCGACGAAGAGCTTCCCCCAAGGATTCGCTCCAATCCCATCGGAAGTAATCACGTAAAACTTCCCGACATCATAGGTCTTGATGTCAGTCCCAGGAACCGTCGTATTACGGACGTACTTCCTGGCTCCTGCCGGATGCATGGCGGCGGGGTTGAGTGTACAAGTAAACTCAACCACCCAGGGCGCCTCCTCTTTGGCGTCCTTGAAGTCCATGGCCTGCTGTTCGGTTACGGGTGCGGAATCCGCAGCATCGTAATCAGGGAGCATCATCACAGATCCTGATGTTGCTGCCCCGGTTCGTGTATAATAACAGAACCGGAGCTTGTGGAACTTATATTGTTCCCAACCCACGGCCTGGGTAGATAACCAGGGAAAGGCCCCGAACAGCCCGGGATTCAGCGCAAGATTCCAGTTAATATTAAAACCGGTGGAACCCACAATGGGTCCAAGGAGCTCTCGCTTCCTAATCCGAATCCCGTCGTTGGTCATGTTGAATGACGGCTTCTGCGAGGAAAACCCTCGTGAGTAAGCCGAGGCGACACTCGAAAGTGAATCCCCTCCATCACGACCGGCAAAGGTCAGATCCCTACTAGGTCCGGGGATCTCTCGTCGTTTACGTAAAAACGATGGGCGACCAAAGGCACCGGCAACATCAGCTCTACGCTCGATGTCCCGAAGAACTTTGTCGAAGTTTCCAGGGCGCAGTTGGTTTTGGCGTCGCATCAACTGCTGGATCTCTTGTCTTGTTTTGCCATCCTTATTCTTATTTACGCGAGGAGGGGCGCGTCGATATTCTCTTGGGTTCATGTATGGGATCCTTCTGAACCATGAAGGACTATTCATTCTAGCGAAAAATAGGAGTAATCCAAACCCCCGTCCCCAAGCTGTGTAGTCTCTCGGCATTTACCAGAGCTACCCCCAGATCACCTCATACCCTTCTCGGGCCGCCGGACACCGAAGTGTGAGAGCGGAAAATCACCGAGTCGCGGATCAAAATGTCTGCGAGCAGATGGACTTAGCAGACCCATTAACCCCCCTATGATTCCATCGTCGGGACAGTGCTCAACGAGCATTGCACCGGCTTTCGCCTCTGTCATCCCCCGAAGGAGTGCAATGCTCGGATGGATAGATAGGAGGAGGGTCATTGACGTAAATATTTACGCAAAGTGGAGGGGCACACCCGTAGGCCAGTGCTTCACACAATGCAACGTTTTAGCTAGTTTACACGCTAGAACCCCATGGATAAGTTTAACGTCATTCCAGGACCACCATTCTTGTCATAGACGACCAATCTAACCAAGTAATGGACATGAACCAAGACAGAAGCCTGCCTCAGAACCTTATGGCAGAGCTACTTGGACTGAACTCCTCAAGTCCAACCTCGAAGAAGGAGTTGTCGAAAACCTTACCAAAGTGTTTTCTTGAATGAACCTCAACAACATCCTTGACAGCCCATGGACGCGCCACGACCTCGACATGCTGCTCAATGGCATAGCCTGGAAGAGGTCGTTGGGTCGTAACGAACGGACCCATCTCTCCATACAATAAGACCCCTAAGAGTCTTTGACAAAGAGTCACCTTGTATGTGAACCCAGCGGGACTGGGAACACCCATTCCACCAACGGAGATGGGGAGAAAGAGATTGCGAGTCATAACGCGCCGACCGCAAAAGGTTCCATCAGAATCCCATGGTACAACCTTCCCGATATTACATTCTAATCGGGTCTCGCGCTGGATGTCAGCCTTGTGCAAAGACAAGTACATCTTCAAAATTGAGCTTTGGCGTCCAGGCAAGCAACCCTGGAGCAAGAGGGGAAGAACAGCACATTTCCCCTCAGTGGCACCATCATCATGATGAGATGCAGCAGTCTCCTCCTTAGACTGGACCTTGTGCTGGCCAAAGAACAGGCCCACATTCAAGAAATCAATTGACCAAGGGGTCGCCCTTGAATCACGAATGTCGTGGTGTACGCTAGTACTGTTCACATTAGCGTAAGTGTGGTGATGGTAGGACTTACCAACACTCATGTTCAGACCGACGGCTTTGCCAACGGCAATGTGTTCGTTCCAGTACTGAACCGGGGCCGCATAGAGCATATCATCCCCGTTCACCAAGACATGATCAAGCTGTTCACGAATGGACCACATAGCTTGATTTTCTCTCATCGCATAAAGATAAACACCCAAATTCGCTAAACAGAGAATTGGGAACGAGAGAACCGACCCCATCAACTGACCTCGACGCATCGTGCCACGAAAGGCACGACCATCCTCCGCCCCCTTCTTAGGGTAATACAGGCGGTGAGGAC